TCCTAAAGAAAATGATGCTAAAGTAGCTGACGCTATTCTTGAATTATTCCGTAAACGTGAACATTTAGATATATTTAATAAAAAAGCGTTATATATTTATATACGAGAAATTATAGACGTTAAAACTCCAAAAATCACTAAAATAGCCAATATATTATACTCTATATTTAAAAATAGCTATGCTCATTACTTAGAGTATGGATATATAAAATTTAAATAAAACATATTTATCATAAATAAGTATTAATAAATATGAGTGAATTTAATAAAATAGTGTTTGGTAAGAAAACATTCTCAGATTTACTTGAAGAAATTTACGATAACCAAAAGAAAAAGTCCCGCCAAATATCAGCTTTAATAGCTGAGTTAAAACCTCTTGTTCAAGAAATAAGTGACGCTACATTAATTGTACCTTTAATTAAAGAATATCTAGAAATTGATGTTAAGAATGATGAGCAGTTAGTTAAAATTGCTACTATTATTCAAAGAGCTATGTCTAATATTACTGAAGGAACTGAAAGTTTAGGTATATCTGAGGAAGAAAGAGCACAGTTAATGGCTGAGATTGAAAAAATACAGGAGAACAAGTAATGCCTATAATTAGAGAGGGACAAAATGCTGTAAATAATACATTTAATCCTACTGCATATAGTAATATACTAGCTAATACTAAATCAGAATTAGAAGGTACTATAAAAGCAGTAAGGGTTAAAAGTATTATTTTAGACTCAACTCATCCTAAATATAAAGAATTAGGTGAAGATAATAGTATAGGTACTATTTTATATGATGATAATATTGAAATTCCAACTATTAATAATAATTTATCTTTATTACCTTTTGCTCGTCCTTTATATGGAAACATAAAAAACTATCCTTTAATTAATGAGTTAGTATATGTAATTGAACTACCATCAGTTAATATTGGTGATAATACAGCTTTAAAAACTACTTATTATATAAATACTATAGCATTATGGAATCATCCACATCATAATGCCTACCCAGATAATCCTAATGCTTTACCTCCTTCTCAAAATAAAGATTATGATCAAACAACTGGTGGTAGTGTTAGAAGAGTTACTGATCAATCAACAGAAATATTTTTAGGTAATACATTTAAAGAACGCTCTAATATTCATCCATTATTACCTTTTGAAGGTGATATTATATATGAAGGTAGATGGGGCAACACAATTAGATTAGGTTCAACAGTACAAAATAGACCTAATAATTGGTCAACAGTAGGTACTGATGGTGATCCTATTTTAATATTACGTAATGGTCAACCAACAAATGTCACTGATGAAGGTTGGATTCCTGTAGTTGAAGATATAAATAAAGACTTATCTTCTATTTACTTAACTAGTACTCAACAAGTACCTATAACAGTAGCACAAACTAACTATAATAGTTATTCCTCAGCTCCAATATCTCCAGACAAATATCAAGGTAATCAAATAATACTTAATTCAGGACGTTTAGTATTTAATAGTAATAAAGATCATATATTATTAAGTTCTAATAAAAGTATTAATTTTAATGCTGTTGAATCAGTAAATATTGATACTAATAATACTATAGTTAATTCTAAATCCATATTATTAGGTGGTAAAACAGCTACTGAGTCAGTATTAAAAGGCGATACTACAATTGATTTACTATCAGGTTTAGTTGACCAATTAACATCATTATCTATTGCTTTACAGTCAATAGCTACACCATATGGTCCAGCTGTCGCCCCAGCAGCTACTCAATTAATATCATATTTGACTCAATTAAAAATTGATTTACTAACTAAAACTAAATCAACAATAAGTAAAACACTATAATGGCTTTAGGAATAGATATTAATACAATTAGAAATGCCACTCCTGATAATTTAAAAAAACAGGGTGTTGAAAAATTATCTGATGCACTTATTAAAAAAGGTGAAGAAATAAAAACTCAAATTGAACCTAAATTAGTTCAAGAGATTCAAAATGCTAAAGATGGATTATTATGTTCTAATATAGATAAATTAAATAATTTAATTCAGGTTAGAAATAATATTGTTGGTAGATTAAATGGAATATCTAGTTTTTTAGATCAAGCTACTTTATCATTTACTGGATTTACTACATTACTACAACTATTAATATTAGTTAAAGATATATTAAATACAACCCTTAATGTGGGTTATGTAGCTGCTGAACTCATTCCTTCACCTCCAGGAATACCTGGATCTGTTGTTACTGGTTTATTAAAAATTGATCAAGCAAACCAAAAATTAACATTTGATAATTCAGGTGGAGCTAAATTAGAAAAAATACGCAATATATTAGGTGGAGCTACTATAGCTATAGCTGTTTTATCAATGACTATAAAAGGTGTAATTGCTTTATTAAGTCAATTGGATATAGAATTAGGTAAATGTTCTAATACTAATAATTTGACCCCTATCAGCCAGAATCTAATAAATATAAGTAATCAAGCTATTGAAGCAAGCAATAGTCCTAATGAAACTACATATGAAGGTTTTGTGATTCAAATAGAAACTGTACCATTTAGCCCCACTGTGAATCGTTTCAGAGCAATTGGTTTAAATAAAGATGGTATAAAACTTATTGAAACACCATTATCTTTCACAACAAATCAACAAACTTTAATAGATGAACTTAAATTTATAATTGACAGAGATAATTTAAAAGCTTAATAATTTAATATTTATAATTATATGAAACCAACTGAATTTAAAAAAATAATTAAAGAAGCGGTAAAGGAAGCAATTCAAGAGGAATTAAAGGACATTATACTAGAAGCAGTAAAATCACCTAAAGGTACACCTATTGGAGTAGGTGGAACAGGAGTAGTTAATGAGACTGTTGTTCCAACAGTAGAAAAACGCCAACGTTACATGGAGATTTTAAATGAAACTGCTGGTATTACACCTGGAATGGATACTATTAGTGTAAATAGTTCTAATGTTTTTAGACCAACATCAACCAATACAGCAGCTGAAGGTTCAGCTTTACCACCAGGTGAAGTTGATATGTCTCAAATTATGGGATTGTTAAATAATAAGTAATGGCATACGGAGCTAAGAGAATATACCCTGTTGATAGAAAACCTAGAGTAGCTATAGGTGTGTCTATTCCTTTTAATCAACCTGGTGTATTTAGCTCAACATATGTCACTAAAGATGCTATTAAAACTAATTTGATTAATTATTTTTTAACAAATAAAAATGAACGTTACTTAAATCCTACTTTAGGTGGTAATTTAAGAGCGTTCATATTTGAGCAAATAACAACAGGTAATATAGATTTTTTAAAAGAAGATATACAAACTCAAATTCAAAATTTTTTCCCTAGTGTTATAGTGAATGCTTTAAATATATTACAAAACCCAGATGATAACAGTATAATAGTTGAATTGTATTATAATGTGGCTGATACTGGTATAACAGATAATTTACAAATTGAATTCCAATAAAATGGCTGAAAATAGAGACATAAAATATATTAATAAGGATTTTAGTGAATTGAGACAAGCGTTAATCAATTTCACTAAAACATACTTTCCAACAACCTACACTGACTTTAGTCCTACCTCACCAGGTATGGCTTTTATGGAAATGGCAGCTTATGTTGGTGATGTATTATCTTTTTATCAAGACAATCAAATACAAGAAACATTTCTTCAATTTGCTCGTCAAACAAATAACTTATATGAATTAGCTTATATGTTTGGTTATAAACCAAATGTAACTGGTGTAGCTACAGTTGATATAGACATTTATCAACAAGTACCTACAATAACAAGTGGAAGTGTACAAGTACCTGATTTTTCATATGCTTTATATTTTGCCCCTAATTCATCAGTCAGGACAACAACAGCTAACCCAGTAAATTTCTTAATACAAGATCCTATTGATTTTAGTGTATCAAGTTCTACTGATCCAACTGAAATTACAGTTTATAGTGTGGTTGGAAATCAACCTAATAGATTTTTATTAAAGAAAACTCGTAAAGCAATATCAGCCACTATTAATACTACTACATTTACATTTGGTAACCCAACACCATTTGCTA